TTGATTTAGTAGGTTGACTAAAAGTTTTGGTTGGTGCAATGTCTACTCCTTCATTGTTGTCATCTAAGTCAATGTGTCCTGTAGTTGTGTCTACTTTTGCATTGTAAGTAAGACCATCCATTCCATAACGATTTTTCATTACGTGAAGTCTTCCAGTTCCATTTACTTTATCTTCTTTTTTTCTTGATAAAGACAAACAAAAATCTGAAATCATGATTTTATCATAACTACCTGCTGCTTTGTCACCTTGAATAATGTCATCTTGAGCTCCAGCTCTGTTTACCTGACTTACACTCCAAATAGGAATATTTAAGTCTCTTGCTAGTCCTTTTGTAGCTACATAAACATCATCAATTTCATCTTTTCTGTCAGAACTTCTTTTTGGAGATCTCAATAAATCAATATAATCAATAATAATCAAGTCTGGTTTTAAGTCCATGTCATTAAGTTTTTGAATGTGGGATTCTAAAGTTTGAATTGTTGCTTTTCCCATACTAAACTCTTTTACTACTAACTTACCTTCTAATCTATTAATTTCAGTTTCAGTCTTTTTTCTGTGTAAGTGAATTTGGTTTACAGGTTCATTAACAAAAAACGCATCAAATCGTTTCCCTACATAAACTTCGCCTAATTCTAATGTGTAATATACAACATTAAAACCTAATTTTACGGCATGTCCTGCTACAGCTACCATCATCCAACTCTTACCACCACCAGGATTACCAAATACTAGACCTAAATCTCCACCTCCTAAACCTCCCATAAGAAGTTTATTGATGTCTTCCCAAGGTGTGGGAACAATTTGTCTAGCATCTGGTCTGTATCTGGACTCTACATCTTTACTGTATTCGTGACCGATGTTTTTGTCCATTCCTGCTTTTAAAGCACTGTCAATTAAAGATCTAATGTCATCATACATTCCTGAATTGAGTAGATCTACACTAGTAAGCAGTGCTTTTTTAAGTTGTTGGTTTTTACAAAAATTACTAAATTCTTCTCTTACATACTCTACATCACTGTTTTCTATTCTGTAAGATTCACGTAATTGTTCAATAACATTAGTTTTTAACAAGTCATTGTCTAACTTTTTTACTTCAATTTGTAAAGCTTCTAAAGTAGGACTTGTATGGTAATGATCAAAATATTTTAATGTTCTTGTTACAATCCATTGTAAAGAAGAATTATCAAAATACTCTTCTTGAATTGTATCTCTAATATTTAGTAAGAACTCTTTGTTTGTCAAGAGTTGGTTGATTACCTTGAGTTGAAAAGGTAATCCGTACTGCGATAACTTATTGAATGAAACCATAACTTTTTTATAATATAATAACTTATTTTTTAGAAACCATAAGGTGAGTAAAAACATTTACTAACCAATTTTCTACATTTGGAATACTATTACCTAATAGATCTTGTTGGTACATAGTAAGAAACTTACTTTTGTCCATAGTACTTTTAGGTTGAGAAATTAAATCCTCCAATTCTAAAATCATCATACTAGACAAATTAGGATTGTGTAGATCCATTAATTTTTCATTAATTTTTAATTGATGTTGAAACATACTAACACTTTCATACATAGTTCCTTTAGTGTTATTACTTTTTTCTAAAATGTCTTTTAGACTAACTACAGTAGATTCTTGTAATTCTGGAAAGTTTTTAATGAGTTTTTTAGGGCCTAACTTAGGAACACCAGGAACATTATCACTTGAGTCACCTAATAAGATTTTTACTTGAAGATAGTTTTGAGGTGGAACACCATATTCTTCTTTTATTTTATTAGGATCATAAAACTTCTTTTTAGTGGGTGAGTAAACTGTAATTTTTGGACTTACTAACTGTAAAAAGTCTTGATCTGAAGACATAATTACTACATCGTGAGTAGGTGCAAATTTCGTGGCAAGATAAGCCATCGTATCGTCTGCTTCTGCTCTATCAACAGCACACATGTCTAAAGGAAGACATTGTAAGTATTCCACGAGTCTTAACAACTGGTTTTCTATTGATTCTGACTCATCTTCTTGGCTTGAAAATCCATCAAAGTTAGTAATTCGTTTTAGTTTACGGGTTCCTTTATAATCAGGATACAAGTTTTTCTTGTTGAGAGTTGAACCTTCACCTTCAAAAGCAATAATAACTCTTGTAGGATTAGTGTGTTTTATAGCATAACCTACTGATTTTAAGAAACCAGTAAGACCTCCAATGTGGTTGCCTTTAGGATTTATGTGGTTAATAATAGCAAATGAACGTAAAAATGTGTTCATTGCATCAATAATAAGTACCTTAGGTTGCAAAACAGGACTATTGTCCTGTCTTGCTTTACTAAGTTTATTTATTATCGCTTGAAAATCTGGATCGATATTATTCTCCATCGTTTACGGCTAAAATACCATTTTTACTTTCGTCCCACTCAGATAAATCTTCTTTGATTTCAAAATCACCTGCTCCTAATATTGTTAGCCACTCGTCTTTGTGTTCTTTTTTATATTGATCTATTGCCTTTGGATCATCGTCAATAAAACCATGTACTGTTATTACAGTTGTTCCTTTAGTAGTTACACCAGTAACGTGATTTTTATCACACATAATACGAGTACGTTTAGCAAACTCAACGTCTTTACCATTTTTAGTAGCTTTCAACTTGCTTGTTCCACTGTTTGTAATGTTTCCAAATGTTACAATCAAACTTGAGTCAAAAAACATTGTATCACCACCTTTATTTCTCATACGAGGTTGAGACATTGGAGTTTCTGCTGGTGATACCCATATTTTATTTACTACTACCATTGTATTTGTGTATGGTGTATTAGATTTTCTTGACAAAATGATTTTTTGGTTAATAAAGTTACCAAATTGTTGACTCATTGCACCAGCATTCCACTGAGGATTATTTGAATTTTTTTCAATACTCATTAAACAAGGTATTGAACCAACTGAGTCCCATAAAAATAACAAATCGTGTGGTAATCTTCCTTTAGCCTGTTCATCTAACAAATCAGCAATAAAACTAGCTACATCTTCAATAGTATTAAGTGAACTTCTGTCTACGTAAATAAAATTACCTGTGTAATCTACTATTTCTCCAGTTTCTTCGTCTACTACTTCTTCCATTTGGAAGCCCATTTGACGAGCATGATCCCAGTTCCATTTCATTTCAGTAATAATAAACACAGGTAATACACCCATTTTTTGGGCTGATACAGCTGCTTCAATTAAAGCTGTTGTTTTACCAGTATCACTATGACCACGTAACAAAGTTATGTGGCCCATAGGAATACCGGGTAATGAAAGAACGTCTTGGAATGCTGCTGAAAGTGGAATCCAACGTTGATCTTTAAATGTTACTTGATTGTTACTTAAGTTTTTTGATTTTTTAAACGATTCAAGGTTAAAGTTTCCTTTGACAGCACCAGAAATAGCTTCTGTTAGTTTTTTCTTAGCCATTTTTTACAGATTAGAAAGGTAAATCGTTGTCTTCATCATCAAATTTAGATGGAGCTTTAGCGTCAGTAAACAAAGCATCAAACTCATCTTCATTAAACGAAGACTTTTTCTTAACAGGAGTTGAATAACTTGTAACTACTGGAGTTACTGGTTGTTCAACTTCTTCTGTTTCTGATTCTTCTACGTCAGCTTCGGGATTCAACCAAGTCAACAAAATACCTTTCATTTCATCATACTCATACTTTTTGTATAGAGCCAAAATTTCAGGTTGTTCACTCATCCACATTTTAGCTTGTGCACTGTTGTCACTCAAAGGAGTAATTTTAGTACGAGGACGTACTGTAGACTTATTGTACTTAGTACCAGTTACTTCAGGTCCTACAGTTTCAATAGTCAAATCACGACCTTCATAGATGTCAGAAAAATCTCCGATGTCTTCGTCAGCAACCATGCTCAACAATTCAAGATAAGTTTCTTTACCAAATTCCCACAAACGAACACCTTTTTCTTCTTCACCCCTAACAATGACTGGAGCAAATACTCGCATTTTAGGTTCGATTTTTTTAGCTAATTGCCAATTTTCCTTTTCTGATGACTTGCGAAGTTGACTTGCAAATTCTACAATAGGATCTTTTTCACCAAAGTTAGTCAAAGCAATCATTGAACGATTAGCTACACCATAGTGAAAATAAACCTCTTTAAAAGGATTTGATTTGTCAAACTTACTAGGAACGACACGAATAATTTGTTTACCTACAGCAGGTTTCCAAAAGTTTTTTGCTCTTTCTTCTTTGTTTTGAGAGCCCCCTTTCTTGTTTTGAAGGGAATTCAAGCGATTTTTGATTTGATTAATATCCATAACAATTTTATTATTTCTCTACTAATATAATAAATAAAAGACTAAAAGCCAATTATATATTAATAATCTTGTAAATTTTTGTATTTAAAATGCGAAGGTCAGGACCTTGAGTTAACAATATACTATTTTGATAATCGTTCCAACTTACTTTAAACTGGTTGTCTAACATACCGTTGTTTAGTTGTTTAATTAAAGTATTTAAAGCATTAATAGTATATAAAGTATTTGATTCTTTTTTTCTGTGTAATAAAATAGTATTTTCAGGTATTTCATTTACTGAATTTTCTGTATCTATGTTATAGGTAATTATATATTCAGTTGTTTGAGGACTTTCCAATACAAACATTTTATCGTACAATATAGCATAACGTGAAGTTATACCAGCAATGGTGTCTAATAAACGATTTTGGGCTGTAAATGAGCACAGTAACTTATTCTTCATGTCAAAGGGAATACTGCTAATAAATATCGAAGAAATATCATAAACCATAGTCTAGTCCTTTCTTCATCTTTGTTGTATAACCTGTGCTTTCTAACAATTCTTTTATTTTAGTTACTGTTTCAATTCCGTCTTCTTTACTAAAGTCTATAAGTATAGAATCATATGTGTAAAGAATTATTTTACTCTTCTTAGTTTCTAAAAAGTCTAATACTTTTCCAACTAATTCTACATTACTTTTAGTTTCTAAACTTTGAATGTAATAATTAAATATTTTTGTTGGACTTAATTCATCAGACTTATGTAAAATTCGACCAGTTGCTAATTTTACTCTATCTTCTTGATTGTAAACCAACCACATTTTTTTAATTAGTCCATTGACTTGTCCAAAGTACACCTTATTTCTGTGTTCTTCTTTGATTCCTCCATAAAGATTTTTGAACGTAATTTCCTTCGCTTCTTCTTTTGATACTCCAAGTATTTCTGATATATCAGCATAGGGATCACTACTGAATTTAAAATTAAAAAGGGAACCAATAAGAGAAGGATGGTAAGCGGAGAAGTCATATTCTATTAAGTAATCGTTGTTGGGAATAAATACATTTCTTGCGCCGTTTTCTTTAGGAAGTGCGGCGAAATTAATGTTGTTAAATGCGTTGCTCGGTCTTGTAGTAATGTTGTAAAGATTGTACGAAGTATGTATTTTATTTTTGCTGATACTGTAGTCTTCAAATGTAGGTTCAAAAAAGTGATTGAATTTAGTTGGACTAATTTTAATACCTTCTTGTTCAATTCTTTTAAAAACACTAGTGTATTCTTTGTCAAACCAAGTATTTGGTCTGTAGTTCATGTGTTGTTTTATTTTAGTAAAAACATGGTCCCATTTTTCTAAGTGTTTAGTAACGGGAATTATACTGTTAATATTGTTTCTAAAGTAATGTTCTCTGTAAAAGTGAGTATGAGCCGGTGTATCATATTCATCAGCTTTAAAAACTTTATTAGTTTTATTTAAAATGTTAAACTGAATGTCGGTTGTTTCTAAAGTAAACGGTAAAAAATAATCATGAAACTTTTTGTCTAAAACATAAATAAGTTTGTGTTTATTTAAGAAATCTAACACATCTTGCCAATCTAAATTAAATGTTTCACTGTGATTGATTGGAAAAATGTAGCCTTTACTGTTTAAACAATGATAATAAACCGCTACTATATTGTTAAATTTAGGATGAAAACAATCATTGCCTGGAATGATTTGAACAAAACAAGAATCTTCACAGTATTCTTGTAGTCTTTCTAATTGTAGTTTTGTTTCAATGATCGCATGCATAACCTTTATTAATACTATAAAAAAAGGCTTGGTAAAAACCAAGCCTCTCTATTATCTTCCTAATTGATCTAAATCTACAGGCCTAGCATCTTTTAATGAACTTCTGTTAGAAGCAGCTATTATAGCATTTGATAGTTTACTTGTGTCTTTAGTAATAGTGCCTTTTGGATCAATGTATTTCAATAAAGCAAAAATTAATTGTTCAAATTCTTCTTTATTATTTATATTATTTAAACGATTTTTTAATAATTTTAAAGTTTCAATAATCTTGTAAACACCTTCTGTGTCTGAAGGAGTATCACTTTCTTCTTTCATAGCTCTAACTTTACTAGCTAAAGAACTTAATGCTGTTCTAATGTCTTGTTTTTGTTTAGCAAAGTTTGGATTAACTAAAGCAGCCATTCCTAAAACTAAAGCTTCAAATTCATCATAAGTATTAATTCTACTTAAAGCTGTTTTTAGTGATATATTTGAATCAATGTCTTTTTCTAAAACTGACACATCAGGACGTTGTTTTTGAATTTGTTTTTCTAATTCTTCAGATACAGTAATATCTTTTAACTGTTTTTGTTCTTCTGGAGTTAATTTAGACTTGTCTACATCATCATAGCGAAGATTATACATATCCATTAACATAGCCATTACTTCTACTTTATTTTTTCTAATAGCATCATCAGTAACACCAATACTTACTAAAGTTTTATCAATAGCAGCTTCACTTAACATGTTTCCTAATGAAATATTTTCAGCTACTCCTGATCTTTTAAATTTTCCTGTTGATTTTTGTCTTTGACTTAAGTTAATTCCCGTTACTTGTTGAAACTTCTTTAAAAGAGTATCAGGACTTTTACGTAAACTAATAACAACTTTTTTAGTATTAGGATCCCAAGACTTGTAAGTTGTGTCATTTGGATCTCCTTTAATGTTAGGATTAGCCATTTTTAACACACTAAATATTTCTTGGTTTCTGTTTAAATTTTTATTTTTAAATAATTTTTTAGCTTCATCAGGATCAGCATCTCCTGTGGGGATTGGTCTTTCAACTCCAGGTTCCTTATCATCTCCTGTTGGTCTTGGTTTATCATCTCCTCTTTTTCCGACAGGAATTTCACCAGGTAATCTAGGATTTTCTACAAAATCTAAAAATTTAAAAGATTTTACAACTTTTTCTGTATCAGCTGATGTTGCTTTAGCTGTAAGTTCACTTGATTGAGTTGGATTTTTATCGTTAGCTGATGTTACTTTATTTTTTACCCAATTTATTAGTTTTTTAGTAATTTTAACTGTATGAGTTTTTCCATTTTTTTCTACTTTTAATCCATCTTCAGTTTTTGTTACTTTTGCTCCTTTCTTTTGAAAAGATTTTACTAGTTTATCAGTTATTTGTTTTTCAGCTTCATCGTTTCTTTCTTGGTCTAATTTTCCTCCACTCTTTGATACGTTTGAAGATTTACCAGCATTTTTAGATACTCCCGATTTTACAGTAACATTAACATCCATACCATCATCTAAAACAGTTGAAGCAACAACATCTGCATAAT